CCGAGGTTTCCAAAAACATTGGAGTTTCCTATGATGTTTCCGGTGTGTGAGGCGAAGATGTTGCTTATGTTGAGGTTTCCATTCACCGAAAGGTTTCCGGAGACGATCGTGCTCCCGATGATGTTCCCTGTGAGGGATCCGAATACATTGCTTGCATAGAGATTGTTGGATACTGAAAGGTTCCCAAAGAGGTTTGAGTTTCCTATGATGTTTCCGGTGAGTGATCCGAATACATTGCTTGCATAAAGATTGTTGGATACTGAAAGGTTCCCAGAGACGTTTGAATTTCCGATGATGTTTCCAGTGAGGGATCCGAATATATTGTTGGTAAAGATGTTGCCATTGAATGCTGTGTCCCCTATGATGACGTTTGAGGTGAAGAGATCCCCGTTGAGAACCGAAAAGTTTCCGAAAACGTTGGAGTTTCCAACGATGTTCCCGGTGAATGTACCGAACGTATTTCCTGAAACCACCCCGGTGAAGTTATTGGCTGCGAAATTCCCAACGACGGTGAGATTTCCAAAAACGGTAGAGTTCCCCACGGTGTTTCCGGTGAATGACCCGAAGAGATTCGAGGCGTAAAGGTTCCCGTTGACTGAAAGGTTCCCAGAGACGTTCGAGTTTCCTATGATGTTTCCATACATGGTTCCGAATACATTTGATGCGTAGAGGTTCCCGTTGACTGAAAGATTCCCAGAGACGTTCGAGTTTCCGATGATGTTCCCGGTGAGGGATCCGAATATATTGTTGGTAAAGATGTTGCCATTGAATGCGGTGTCCCCTATGATGACGTTTGAGGTGAAGAGATCACCCGAAGTGACCCCAAAGTTCCCGTAGACGTTTGAGTTTCCTACAATCGGACCGGTAATTGAACCGAATACATTGCTTGCATAAAGGTTCCCGGTGGTTGAAAAGTCACCTACTACAAGGTTGGAGGTGAAGAGGTCACCCGATGTGACCCCAAAGTTTCCGTAAACATTGGAGTTTCCGATGATTGGTCCGGTGAGGGACGCGAATACATTGCTTGTGTACACATTCCCAGAGACCCCGAGATCCCCCACCAAAACATTACTTGAAAAGATATCCCCATTGATTATTGAAAGGTTTCCAAAAACATTTGAGTTTCCAACGATGTTTCCGGTGAGGGATGCGAATACATTCGAGGCGTATACATTCCCGGAGATGGTGAGGTTTCCACCTATGTTTGAATTTCCCAAGATGTTACCACTGAGATTACCCACGATGCTCGATGCGTATACATTCCCGGATACTATGAGATTTCCAAAGAGATTGGAGTTTCCGATGATGTTCCCTGTGAGGGACCCAAAGAGGTTGGATGCAGAGAGAGTGTTGGATACCGTGAGATTCCCATAAACATTGGAGTTTCCAACGATGTTTCCGGTGAGGGACCCGACCACATTCGAGGCATAAAGATTCCCGTTGAATGCCATGTCCCCGATGATGACGTTTGAGGTGAAGAGATCACCGTTGATCAACCCAAAGTTTCCAAACACGTTGGAGTTTCCGATGATGTTTCCGGTGTGTGAAGTGATGATGTTTGAGGTGAAGAGGTTTCCGTTGACTGTGAGGTTCCCGTAAACGTTCGTGTTTCCTATTATTGACCCGGTGTGTGATCCGAATATATTATTGGTAAAGATGTTGCCATTGAATGCTGTATCACCGATGATGACGTTGGATGTGAAGAGGTCCCCATTGATCAATCCGAGGTTTCCGGTGACGTTTGAATTTCCAATGATGTTCCCAGACAAATTTCCAATGACATTTCCCGTGAGGTTTGCATAGAGATTCGCAGCGTACAGATTACCGGTAAAGACTACATTCCCGAGAACATTCCCGTAAATGATTGTGTTGCCAGAAATATTCGCGTGTAGATTTCCAGTCACCGTGAGGTCTCCAATCACAATCGGGTTGAGAACCCCGGTTGTGCCAGCATATGTTGCGTATGTAGCAGACGCAGCTGAACCGGCATTGGTTGCATACACGGCAGTCTGTGCAGACCCAGAAGTCACTGCATATAACGCTGTTGTTATGCTTTGTTGGAACCCGCTTCCAGCATTATAGATGGACATTCCTATTCTATATGAATAAAATAATTAAGATGAGAATAAATGCTATAACAAAGTAAAAAAGAATCGACTTGTTTTCAAAAACTCGTTCGAGTATCCTTGGAGTCTCTGGAGTCACTTCGGGGGGTGGGGGCAACATGTAAAATCTCAAAAGTATAGAATTATGATCACCTCCGTTAAAGTTTAACGTGTTTCCGTTTGTATCGAGCCACCGTATTGTCAAACGATCAAGCTTGTCTATGGGTGTTGGGTAATCAACCGAAATTTTATAGTCTGACATTTCTTTGAAAACTTTTGAACCCCCACTCACCACATCCATGGGTATGGTTGCAAATTTCAGGAAGCTCTCTGAATTGACCGGATCTTGCACTGCGTCGATTGGAAACGGGGGTCTCAGTTCATCAATCTCAAGGAATATGTAATTGCTCACCGTACCCATGTTCACCACATTGGAAGAGATTACAGCCCAACTATTGTTATATGTTGGAAGAAGGGTGCTGGTCCCCACGGTTGCGTTTTGATTTCCAATCGAGGCGACGTTAAAAAACTCAGTGGAGACATTGGTGATGGCAAAGCCTGATTGATAATACGCCACGTTTGAAAGTATGAAACGCCCTTCTGTATCAAAGAGGTTACAATTCACATTACTCTGATTGTTGTTGATTGCTGCAGACAATGTGTACGCTGAGTAAAACCCAGGATCGATTCGAACTTGAGACATTGCGCTCGAATAGAGATCCTTGATTGAAAAGATGTTGGAGTTGGTTATATTGTACATGGTGTTTGGGATGACGGCGGATATCAGGTCAACCTTTACGACATTCTTCATTGGATTTTGAATGTACATCGTGTATGAATTTCCACTTGGGTACAGTGTGGTGTTTCTCTTTGTTGAATCGATGTAAATGTCCCTCGTTGTCATTAAAATAGTTGTAGATTATAATAGATGAATTTTGAAATCATCCCCAAGGGGTTTGTGGTTTGGAAACAACTGCGTGCAGTTGGGTCAACACGTGCAGTTGGGTCGTTCAGCCTCAAAAAAACATCACCGGATGATGTTGCGTATAAACTTTTGAAAACAGTCAGGGTTAAAAAAAATCGTAACCGGGTCCAGATACCATCTGAACATCTGAGGAGATACAATGGAAGCATAAAGAGGGCCCGTCACCAGAGTATTCATGATTTATTCGTGGAGTTTACCAAAGGGACCGAGAGGCTTTCCAAGAACCCTCGTCTTTATCTGGGAGGTGGAATGGTTGTGAGGCTTTTTCTGCGTTCAAGAAGTGCCAAGATTTCCAAGATTACAGACAATACGGAAGATTTTGATTTTCACTACGTGTACTCTGGAAATGTGGAAAAGGATATCAAAACCATGGTGAGTATCGTGTCGACACATTGTATCTGGTTCTCCAAATATCTGAATATAAAGCATGGATTCAAGTCGAGAATATTCATGAAGGAACTCAGAGGAGTCCCAACCGACAAGATTGGTCAGGGGTACAAATATCGAAAGGTTTATAAAGTGTATCGTTTCATTCTTGAAACTCCTTCAAAAAATACAGATTTGATTGACATTGCATTGGTTGACGAAATCAAACCAAAGTTGATGAAATTATATGGGATGAATATTCAAAGGTACAGGGGTATATACAGGGATGTTGCATATACTCTCGCAGCTTCATTCCTTGAACCAAGATCATTTTTGAGAAACCCTTTGGTTGGGTCCAAAAAGAAAAAGGGTCTCAAGGATATTTCAAGGATACTCAATTTGGCAAAGTATCGGGGGATCAAAAATCCGGTGATGAACAAATTCATAAGACATATTTTACTAAATAAGAACGTCGTAAAAAGTACTAGAGCTGCTTTACTACTCAAACGCCAGTTGAACCAAAGCCACCGTTTCCGCGCTCAGTCTCGACGTAAATAGGAGTCCCCTCGTACACGTTAATATCTACGAGAGCCTGCTCAAAGATGAGCTGAGCCACACGGTATCCAGGGCGAATCACATAGGGATTCTTAGAGTCCAGATTGAAAAGAACGATACGAATCTCACCAGTATAATCTGGGTCAATTACACCTGCACCAACATCAATGCCATGCTTCACCGCGAGTCCGCTACGTGGTGCAATACGGCCATAAACACCTTCTGGGATTTGAACTGTGAGTCCAGTTGAAATCACGGCCCTCTGGAGTGGTGCAATTACATACGACTCTACAGAGCAGAGGTCCAGGCCAATTGATCCAACGGTGCCCTTTGTGGGGATCGTGGCATCTGGACGAAGCTTGACAAACTGAATTGGAGTCGCCATTTATTGAACAGTGTTTCAATTCTTTAAATTATGAAGCATGATAAGTCCAACTTATACCTGTATATTCAGGTGTTGATAAAGTTGGTGGAGATGCACTTGGATCATAAATCATATATGTAACTTCATATGGAATGTCTGATTGAACAGGTGTAAGATTTATTCTATGAGGTATGCTTGTATCTTGTGTATATCTATATGTGTAAGATCCTTCCGTATCTGAACCCCATCCATTGAATTCAGCAGTTATAGTATTATCAGTATGAACCTGAGTTTCTCGAGGTTCCAGTTGATGAGATTCCTGAGGTTCCCGATGTTCCTGAGGTTCCGGTGATTGGAAATGTTGGATTTAAAATTGGTATTAGATATGATAAATTAGAAAAAAAGGAAGGTAAACCACCTGGTTGTGAAGTTGATATATTAATATTAACCCGGTCTGGATGAGAATTAGAACTAGACGTAATATCATTTATTGATGTATCTGAAGTAATTGTAAAATACCCGTCCGAGCTTGTAAACCCAAAATAAGTTTTTAATACATTACCAAACACGTCACTGAAATCTGGTAAAATTCCTGAAAATACGTAATTGTAATTACTAGTACCACTTACAAGTGTAATGTTATATTTTGATTTATTACCCGTAGTTATATCAAAAATAACAATTTTAGTTGTATCTCCTACCATAAAATAAATATATAGATTTGGAGCAACATTTAATTTATATTGTGCATTTATACTTCCAACTTTATTATAAATATGAGATCCACCGCTATACCCTGGTTTACCTTTAGTTATACTTGAATCTGTTGGAGCAGTTACCGAAGTACCTGTTGGAGCTCCACTTAATTCAGAAGATCTTACTAAATAATTTTGGCCTGATGATAAAGTATCAAAAGCAATATATGTCGTAGTTTGACTAATCATATTATTAAATGCTTGTGCAATTGTAGTTGGATATTTTATACTTGATGCAGTTTCAATTTGAATTGTTGGAGAGGATTGTATAAATCCATAATCAAACCATATATCGTTTGTTAAAATAGTACCATTTGGTAAAGATCCATCGTTTGTTGAAATAGTACCAGTTGATGAGGTTCCAGTTGATGAGATTCCCGAGGTTCCAGTGCTCGCTCTGGTTGATGAGGTTCCCGAGGTTCCCGAGGTTCCAGTTGATGAGGTTCCCGAGGTTCCCGAGGTTCCAGTTGATGAGGTTCCGGTGCTCGCTCTGGGTGAAGGGGACAACTGTGAAACAGTTGGACTGGGTGAAGAACACTTACTGAAAGATTGATCCTTCAACCAGGGAACTTTACACCTAAATACATAAAGACAAATTCCAGTGACCAGTAGAATCAATAAACTTATCAACGCTAATTGAGCACCCATTAATGATACATGTTATTAAAATTTTCCAAAGCATCTTTAAAATTTGCATTCCCGAAAACAATGGGTCTCTTTGACCTCATATATCTCACAGTCTCTTGAACCGATCCAAACCCGTGGTACCTCATGAGATATGCTGCACACACCGTTGCACTTCTCGAGACTCCAGCAAAACAATGAATCAGAATCGTTCCGCCATTTGACCAAACTTGATGAATCTGGTACGTGATCCAAGGGAGATACTTTAACATTTCACTTTGATCATCGGGTGTATCATCAACAGGGACTCGTAGTTCAGGAATACCATTTGAATTGGTTGGAAGATCCTTGGTGCAATTTACTATGAGGTCTGGAACAAACACTTCGTGTTTGGCAACCGGACTCGTTCGGTCCCCCACATAAATATTGTTATAGATTTTATTCATTTAAAGTAGTGCCCCAAAATAATCGACATTTCATCGGCGCAAAATGGATTACCTATTCTATTCAAAGAAAGGAGGAAAATTTTCATTTTAAAACGATGAACAATTGGGTCGATAATCTTTAAGATTGAAGACTTTCTTCTATTGAGAACCAAAAATGAATAATTTGCTATATCTTGTGCTGCGTTCCGAACAGCTTGACGAGCTTGCTTGAGATGAGCAAGTTTTTTCCTCTTGACAACCGATTCATAAAATTTACACTCTTCATAACGAGTAATGAGTTTTTCTAGCATCAACTACTGTACTCTTAGGTTTTTATTGAAAGACTCCTTCCCCTCCATGCCCTCTGAATCACCCCCGCTGCATACACCCTCATCTTGTTCCAATATTCATCCCACTCATCATACGGATCCTCTACCCAGTCCCATTCGTTGGTCCAATCCGGAACGTTACCAAACTCCTCCTCGTCGCGGGGGATATCCATCCAAACACACTACTTTGTAGTGTGTTTGTCCAAACACTTTGTGTTTGTCTTCGTGTTTGTCCCCAGACCCGTTCACGTGACTCGTTACTTCTTGGCTTTCAACGCGTTCCACGCCTCAGCTCCTTGTTTGATAGCCTCCTTCCCCTTGACAGTAGGGTTATCCTCGCGCCACTTTTTCAGGAAATTCTGATACTCACTGGGTTTCTTATCCGAAGCCTCCTTCTTCTGGGGCTTCTGAGACTTGGCAAACTCCTCAACCGAAACACCACCTACACGCTTTGACTCCCAGTCGTTGATCAGAGCAATGAGCGCCTTGGTGTTCATTTACTTTTACTTGGTTTGTTCTTTTTAACCCTCTTTTTCGGTTTTGGTTTCACCTTTGGGGGACCAGGAAATGCATTGCATCCACACCCAGGCATTTAATATTATAATTTTTTTTAATTAAATGTAATACCGTTTATTACTATACTATCACCATTGTTTGGATCGTGACTATATGTGCATGTAAAGGGTTGCGTTGAACCGACTGTACCTTTGGTCAATAAAGTTACTATGTCAGCCAAAATAATTGGCATATTCAGTAAACCCAATACAACATTTACATTGTACCCACTGTAACCTGATGCAGATGGTGAACCGGTTGCCCCCGTTGAACCAGGTGATGGTGAACCAGGTGGTAATATGGTTAGACTTGTACCATCTTTCGGGTCACTGAATGGTAATACCAATGTATTGTAAACATTATTCACAATATTTATAAAGGTCAGAGTATTGTTCACTGTGTCGATATTTACACTGACCTTTGAGCTGGCTGGGACTATAACATAAACTTTCGTAATGTCGATTACAGCACCTATGCTATTTATTGCAGGACTGGGTAGAGGGCTTGCTGATGGTGAATTGGTTGGGACCAAAGATGGTGATTTTTTTGTAGTAGCAACCTTTATACTGACTGCAATCGAAAATGCCAAAAGTGCACTCACACATAATCCAGCAATACCCATCGATGCAATCTCTCCTCTGGATGAAGACATTTAATTTATGTAAATATTTTTATACACGTAACACGTACTCACTGAAAAGGCCACCTCCAGGTTGGCTCAGGCTCTGGTTCAGGCTCTGGAGCCCTCCGACGAAAAAGAAGAAGTGTGGATACGCTAAGTACGATTGCAATGAAACGTTTCATTTTATATATTATATTATCAAATCTTTATATTAGGATGAAAAAGAGCGTCACCGTGGTGAGGATACGAGTTCGAAAGACTCTCAGGAACCCAATTGTACTCTATAAAGCGGCTGCAAAAACCACCATGTTTTCCTTTTTTCCAACCGAGATTAACGATGTGGCTCTCAAACACGTTGAGATGACTCTGAATCAAGTGATTCATGGAGTCCAGGATACAATCATTCTGAGTGCCATTGAATCTTGTTTGAAAGCTGTTCTCGATGCATCGAATGTATCCATATAAAAAAAAGTATCTCTATTAAATAAATGCAGATATTCGTCAAGACTCTCACGGGGAAGACCATCACTCTCGAGGTGGAGTCTTCGGACACAATTGCAAATGTAAAGGCTAAAGTTCAAGACAAGGAGGGCATTGATTAGGGGTGCCGAAAAATATCCAGCCATTTACATCAGGAGCTCTGTAAATGGGAAAACTGTTGCGATCTCCGTCTGTATACACAGAAAATCCAGATATTAGTCGGGAAACCGGCGACATGATCAAATTGCGGGAACACCCTTAGAGCTCTGATTACCACTCTTATTTGGAAACATATAAGAGGAACCCAGTTAATTGCTGGCTCCAATGGTAAAAAAATGAGAGATTGGGCAATCCGCAGCCAAGCTCCTAAACTCGTACAAATGTTTAACATTTGGTCACCAGAGCATGGAGAAGGTTCAGAGACTAGATGGTTGTGGGTCTGAGGGATTGGTAATCCCAGTGATGGCTTAAGGTATAGTCCACCCCGTTGCGAAAGCTTCGGGATCAGGTGCCCACCTGATCAACAGCGTCTCATTTTTGCAGGAAAGCAACTTGAGGATGACCGCACACTCGCGGATTATAATGTTCAAAAAGAGTCTACAATCCATGTCGTTTTGAGGTTACGCGGGGGTGTTGATCGTAAAACAAAATGAATCGTAATTTAAAAAGATGATTCATTATAAATCAAAATGACAAAGAAGATTGAACACGTGATTGAAGAGGGTGTCGAAAAGGCTTGGTGTGGGAAATGCAAGACTTTTAAACCTCTCGATGTATTTGGAAAGAGTAAAAGATGGGATGGGTTACGATCAACGTGTAAAGAGTGTCTTAAAAAACACAACTCTGAGCACAAAGAAGAAAAAACCGAATACAATAAACAATACTGGCAAAAAACAATGGATGTCCAAAAGGCTAAGAATAAAGAGTGGCGAGAGGCTAACCCAGAAAAGGTTAAAGAAAATATGAAGAAATGGTTAGAGGAAAATTCTGAACATAAAAAAGAATATGATAAAAGATATAAAGAAGAACATAGAGATAAGTATAATGAAGTTCATCGTATTTGGATGAAAAATAATTACCACAAACTGAAGGAGGAGGGTGGTGAACAATGGGCTCTCAAAAAAATGAAATCCAATATTTCAAGACGTATTCGTGAAATTCTCGGACAGAATAAATCTGAAACATGTATGGATTATGTCGGATGTTCACTTGAGGATTTCAGGAGTCACATTCAATCTACATTTTCAGAAGGAATGTCTTGGAGAAATTATGGTTCCGAGTGGCACATTGACCACAAGGTACCTATAGCTGCATGGGATCATTCAATTCCAGAGGAAGTTGAAGCGTGTTGGCATTATAGAAATTTACAAGCTTTATGGGCACCTGACAATATCAGGAAAAAGGATACATTTAGTCAAGATGAAAAAGAATCGTGGCTTAAAACATTGAGTCTCGAGAAAACAAATGAACGGACACTTTGTACTCTATGACGAAACCACCAACGACATCGTGGGTCAAATGAGGTTTGAAAAGCAAAAGAATGGAGATTATACATCATCAATGACATTTCGGTTCCCGAGACCCACATGGCTGGATATCGTAAAATCAACTGTAAAATATGTCAGTTCAGCTGCAGCCACTATAGTCTTGATGAAGGTGATCTCCAAGTGATGGAACGACTCTACAGAGTCGGCTAAAAAATCCCCAGAAACTTTTTCCTATCCGGATTCTTTCCCTTTTTCTGTGCAATGTAATATCTAAGATTCTGAAACCAGATGCGAGTCAAGTTTCTTGACTGTATCGGTATAGGTCCATTGGCTATGAGGTATTTTCTATAATGTTTTCTGCACACACCGCATGGTAAAACATCTATGAATGAATGAAAAAATGAAATGTACCCTTCAGGTGGATTCCCATCCGGCATCTGGTCGATTACTGCAAAGATAAACTCCCACGCTGGTGGCCCCCAAACGTTCGGATCCGTCATGTTAATATATAAAGATATTTAAAGTTTTATATAATAACATGGAAAATCTAGACTTTAGTTCAACTGATGTTGGTCAAATCATTCAGCCTAAAAATGAAACGTTTGTACTCGAGGAAAAAAAAGAGGACATACAACAAATGAATATGATGGAATTTTCATCCTCTTTAGATGATCTCATGCCAGCTGATCAGCCACCAACCGACACCGATCAGTACACAAACCCAACCAGTGGTCGCGTGACTGGTCTCTCCCTTCCAACTCCAGAGAAGAAACCTCAGCCAAAGAAGCAAAATCCATTCAATCTGACTGACGATCAGTACGATGCGGTGATAGCGGGTGTAATTGGCGCAATAGTGTATTCGGTATCTATACAGACGAAGCTCTCTGGTATGGTTCCCAACTTTAACGGGATGAATGGGTCAATTGCATCCGCCATTCTGATTGCTCTTCTCTTCTTCTTGTTCAAAAAGTATGTGGTGAAGAAGTAAGCAGAATATGTATATTCTGGCTTAGGACTGACT